ATCTGCATGTTTGAATTTTTGTTCACCTAATGCAGCAATGAAACGATTTTTAATTTCTGATTCAATTTGTTGTTGCTTTTCAAGTTCTTTTCTATCATTTTCAGACTTTTCATAGTTTGCAATTTTATCTTGCAAATCCTTTAATGTTTCGTCTTTTCCATCAAATGATTTAATAGTATCATTTAATTCAGTAATGGTATTATCTTTTTCAGAAATTGCAGATTCCAAGCTTTTTATTTTTGCCTTATCGGCTTGTTTTTCTTTATCTCTTTCAGCCATAATATAACTAATCTGCTCATGATTTAATCCCTTTTCCTCAAAATCCTTTGTTGTAAATCCCATTTTTTTCAATCTCCTATTCTCTGTTGAGTTGTTTAGAGCGTGTAACTATCCGCTAGAGTTTCACATTTTGAGTTTGTCAACTAATATATGAATATTGTATCATATACATAAAAATTGTCAATAATATGTTATTTAATCAATTATTCGGCTTATATACTCTTAATCTAAATAAATCAGGCTCTAATCCCATTTCATTACAAATTGATTTATAATAAACTGTTTTTGCTTTGATTTTTTTATTATATTCAGCCATACCAATAGTATCATTATTTAATTCTAATTGATTCTTAATGTCTTTTAATTTACGTATATCTGTTTCAGTTTTTCTAAGAACTTGACTAGCATCATATTTGCTTAATTCTTTTTTAATGTTTTTATTATTGTTATCTTTCCTTAATGTTGAATAAGTTACCATTTTACCAGAATTATTTTTTGCTTGTTGTCGTTGCGATTCACTAATTGGATTGCTTGAAATTCCGTCAATTCCATATGTAATATAATGCTTGCAATTTAATGTTCCTACTTGTCTTTTTAATGATGCCGATACTCGATCCCATTGTTTAAATGTATATTCCATTCCATTAATATGCAAATGATCAATTCCACAAAGACTATGCCATGATATGAATACTTTATTTGCTCCATATTGTTGACCTTGTTGTTTTCTATAAGACATATTCATTTGCCTTATTCCATCTTGTACGTTCATCATTGCTTGACTATCTAATCTCCTTGAATACCCACTTGCAAAATCGATTGTTCTTAATCCACTACTAGCAAGTTTGGTTATAACTGTTCTCATTACTGTATTATAATCAAATAAGCCTTGTTGAACTTCAAATATAGCTCGATTAACCGCGTAATTATATGTCTTTGATAATTCAGTCATTTTCCCATCAATAATAAATCCAGTTGTTCCAGATAGATTAACAACTCCATCAACAGTATTATTTCTTGCCTGTTCCACAATGCTTAATAGGCTCATATCTGAAAGAAAATTACTTGATGGCATATTTCTAGCCTTATATAAATTATCAGCCAAATTATCGTTTTTAGATGCCATATCATTAAATATATTATCAATTTCTTTTACTGACAAATTAGTTCCAGCAGAAATAGTAGCTTCAATTGTTTTTAAATCTTCCATTCTGACTAATTGACTTAATCGTTGCGCGTCCGTAGCTGACATTTTTCCAATCTTATTAATTCTGTTTGTAATTATTGATAGTACATTATAGTTGACCTCCGACATTATATCTTCCAGAGGATTTGTTAAGTCTTCTATAAATTTATTTTCATCATAATTTTTTGATATCATCTTCTACCTCGCTTTGCAGTCATTTCTCTCATTATTTATCCCTCATTTCTTTGTCTATAGCATCTAAAATAAACTGCTTAATTGATTTACCTTGATTTTCAGCCTTAACCCTTATTTCTCTTAGTTTTTCTTCTGTAAACTGTAATGGAAATGTTTTAATAATCATGTAACATACTCCTTTCTATTAATACCATTTTTTTGTTGTTTCAAATATTTTTATACCATCTTCATAACCTAATTGTTTTAAAAGTTCACACATTAAATCGTCCATTTCTACGTGAGAACATTCTGGATCGTCTGAATATTCTCGCTCTATTTGAATCATTTTATTTAAAAATTCTTTTTTATCCATATAGTACACCTACCTTTCTATTACATAGTAACATACTTACTTACTAACGTCAACACTATTTTACGCAACAAAAAAGAGCGTTTCCGCCCTTAGTTGTTTTATTATTCCAATCCTTCTATAATTTTCCTTGCTTCATCTTTTGTAACACCAATCGAAACGACTAATATATTAATAGCTTGTTGTAAATTTAATGCTCCACTTGCGTATTGTTCCATTACGGACAATAATGATTGAGTTTAAGCACCATTTAGCGTTTTACCCGCTGCTTCTTGCGCTTGCTGCTTAACTTCCGTTGTAGTAACGTCAGACTGATTTGATTGATCATCTTCAATATTAAATTCGTCAATTCCATCCTGTTCAATATCTTTTATTTTCCGTTCTGCCTGATCAATTGATTCGTTTTTCAACCAACTTCTAACTTCTGCCTTTGATACTATATCAAGTGATTGTGATTGTAATAGCATGTTAAACATTTCGGTACTATTTTCCATCAAGGAATCGTCCCATTCATATTTGACATTATATTGTCCAATTATTCCACTTTGGCTATTGGCATTATATAACATTGCGATTCCATAAATAAGATTATCTACACCATTTTCAATTATCTTACGCATTGTGTTAACAAATGCAAATGTATTATGCATAGACGCCCTGATAGCTGTTGCTGTTGCTAAATCCGCTCCTTGAATATCAGTTAATAATCCATTTGATAATCCAGCAAACAATTCTAACATTTTAAGATTAAACTCAACCCCACCTCTTAAATCATTATATCTCAAATCAGGACTAAATTCTTTTATTGGCATATTTCCCTCTAAATCGGTTTTAACCATCTGGAATACACCACCATCTGGAAGATATATATTATCATCTTTATCCTTTTTAAATAATTGCTTTCCAGCAAATATCTTAGTTTGTTTTCTTGCAAATTCATCATTAAACCTAATATAACTTTCTTTGGCTTTTCCCACAGCAACGTCAAGACCATAAGTAATTGGAACACCTTGACTTGAATTAATATTTTCACGATTAACAGTAGGACATTTCAATCTACCAAATAATAATCTATCAACATTGGGAATTATCGTTTCTTTTGGAATATCTCTCCATACATCAACAGAATTAATATCAACCTCTCTATCATCAATATATCCGTATCTACGTATCTTACAAACAGGGATGTCATTAATTATTTCAAGACCATGATATTCAAATCTTTTATATGTATTATTTCCACGAACGAAACTATCTCGCTCTATTACGATTGAATAAATAGTTTCACCCATTGAATTAATTACTTGGAATCTATTATTTTCAACAATATCTATTCCAAAATTCCTTCCGTCTGTGATTGGTATTATTAAACAATCACCAGTTCCAAGTGACGTCATTACCGAAGTTTTTAATTTTATTTTAAAAAACTCATCAATTACTTTTTGCAACGTATCAATATTCCTATTACCATCAATACTAATATCGGAATCGGCAACAATTAATGTTGACAATCTATCAGACAATATAGACGTCAATGAAATATTAGATACATCATAAAAATCATTATAAAAATATTGCTTTGGTTGCAATTCGAATCCTAACCTATTTGCAATTTTTAAAAATAAATCAGATAATAAGCCATTAATTTGCATATTCTTCGTCGTCCTCCTCTAAATCATCATAGCAATTTTCCCTACGTGATTCCATTATTGTTTTATTTAAACCATAAATTAATGCCATTATGCTATCTTCTCCTAATGTTGGATATTGACTACTGAATGATCCGTCTTTTAATTGTTCGAATTCAAGTTTGGACATTTCCTCATATAGTTTAGGGGTTCTTTCAGGATCGATAATTATTTTAGTAGTTTGCTGTAGCCATTCCCAACAATATTCACGTCCCTTATTACTTCCCCAACGCTTTTTTGCTCCAATAATATCAAATCCCCAGTCTTGCATTTCGGCTATTGAGTCAGGTCTAGCAGAATCAGCTATAATCTCAACGTTTTTAAATTCTTTTATTTTTCTAGCAAATGTACTATTTTTGCATTTTCTTGCCCATACTTCATAGAATGGATACAATATATCTTTTTCATGGTCATAATAACTTCTAATAAATGTCTGTGGATGTTCAAAACCAAAGTCAAGACCATTGCTAATACTATCAAACGAATCTATTTCACTATCTGTTATGGTTCTAGTTTCCAGATTCTCGAATATAGTGCCACCAGTTCCAACAACTTCACCCATATAGTTATTAGCATAATACCTAGGCTTATGTTGTTTAAACCATTCAGCACGTTCAAAGAATCGTTGTCCTAGCCATTTAACTGGGACATTATAATAATAACTATGAGATATATAAGTAGTATCTTTATTCCGACATTCATTAACATATTCATTCATGAAATTATTAGCAGATTTAGGAGGATTAAATACTTTTATATCAAGTGCGAATGTATCTGAACGTAAAAATGTATCCTCTATGTTATCCATTTGTTCTAATCCAGCCATTTCATCACATTCTTCATGTATTAATAGCTTAACATAACCAAATGATAAATTATATGATTTCAAGGAAATTGGCTTATCTGCTCCTACAAAGATAACACATTGACCAGTCTTTTTATATTTAGCCATCATAGGACTTGTAGTGAAATCCCATTCGTCCAACATATTATGACGTATAATAGTTTTCATAAACTGATTATATACCGATCCTCTTAAATCCGTCTTATATCGTCTCGTATAGACTACATGTGCTTGATTGTCATTATATATTGTCTCTTCTGCTATGGCTGCCCAAAAGTTAGATTTAATAGAACCACGCCCGCCTTTTGATATAATTTCTCTATATTTTCCAGTTTCAAATGCTTCATGAACAACTCTATATAATTCAACAAAATCTATAGTAATATCCGTTATAGGAATAGTATATTTTTTATTTGATTCATCTTGTTTCTGTGATTTTTCATTTAAATCTGTTATTAATTCAAACGCCCTTGAATTACCTTTCATAGCTGAACGAATCTGTCCGGCAACCATCAAACTAGCCATGGTTTTATCTTCGTCTATCATTTCCAATAATGGCTTTATATCTGTATCCTTTTTTAAATCATCAAGATTATTTATATTTTTAGACATTATGGCAGCGGTTAATTGAGCCATATTTTTCTTTTGTTTTCTAGCTTTACCACTAGCTATTCCAGCTCTTGTTGTGATTTCCTTTTGTTCTTCTTTAGTTCTCATGTTCATTGGAATTAAATCCTTTTCAGCCAAAATGTCCACTTCCTTTCGCTTAACTTTATATAAATAAGACAGAGTTTATTACCCTGTCTTAATTGTAAAATAAATTTATATTTTTGTCAAACTAGCGTCATTTATTCTTCATTTAAATCATCAATATCTTTTAGCTAATACAAATATTCTTTTGTCGTCACTCTATCCCTCCTTATACGGCTCAGGAAGTGGTTGCCATGCGATAATATTAATCCAGTCAATTGGTTTATCAGTGCTTTTACATTCTGCAAAAAACCATTGTTTTGGTTCTTCGGCATACCATCCCATTGCTTGCCACTCATAATCAGCTTCTTTATCATATCCCTGAACAAATACAATTTCAGACGTATTAGTATCTTCATATATTTTTGGTAATTTCTCATTAACTGGAATCCATCTATTATTTTTCTTTTCTTCCAATGCTTTAATTGAGGTTTCAATAGTTTCTAATGTTGTCTCATATCCATCATAAGGCAACATTGCGTAAAGTCTTAAAGCTTCCAACTCCTCTAATGCTTTTTCTATCTCGTTCATACTCCACCGCCTTTCACAACTTCTATTGCATCTTTATAGGTTGCTCGCGCAGATAGCCTTGGTGTTACTTCTTTCGCATGTTCTAATTCATTTATCACCTTATCAACGTCATATGCCGTAGGAACTTGTACTATAAAATTCATAAACATTTGAATACTTTCTTGTATTTCTGGTATATAATAATTTGAAACTGAATTATTTTTATTCTTTTCAATTATTATCATTGCTTGCTGCTCTCTCAAATAATCCATAACTACTTTTCTACTTATTAAATTATCACTCATATTCCATCTTCTTTCAATATTCACTTTCGCTTTAATTATTTCTTTAATGGTTGCGTTGCTCCTTTTTCGACAGCATGTTTAGATATTTCTATTGCTTGACCCTGTGCTAATGCCTTAGCTCTTCCACCTGATCCAATATAACATGTTCCTGAATCACCCCATTTATATCCACTTTTTCCATTTACATAACATTTTTTAATTGGCATAATAAATCCTCCTTTATATTATTTATTCATGAATACTTGGAACTTTTATAAATACATCATGATATGTATTATTTACGGTAATTGATTCTTGTTCATTTGTTACATTTGATGATGATATTTCGATTGTTCTGCTAGGAATCCCAATTAGCAATAATGTCAATATGATTATTGCAATTTCTTTTTTTGTTATTTTTTTCATTTGTTACACTCCTTTTAATTTTGTCATATAATTATAACACATCTATTATTATTTTTGCATCAATTAAAATAACTTTTACGCAATCTTTTAATCCTATAAGTTTATTATCTGACAAATTAACGATAATATTATCAAATCCTTCATTAATTAAATCCGGATCAAAACAATTATCATTATCAGAAATTTTCAGACATAATTTATTATTATATAAAAATGTTTTCCCAATATCAATATTGCATATTTCAATTTTTTCTATTTTCATAATTTAATTCTCCTTCCAAATATCATCAATTAAAGTTGGTTCATCATCTTCCCATTTAATAGATTGGAATAATGAATCAAATATTTCAAAATAAATATAATTATCATATGACTTATATCTTGCTTCATCCTTAAATGGCTTGCTTTCATAAATATATAATCTTTCATTTTTATCTCTTGCGATCCATTTAAAATCCTTTTTTATATTTTTAGCAATTATTTTTTCATCTTCTGTAAAATCTTTTTCATTTGGAACAATTGTAATTTCTTTATCAACAAACCAATTTATATCATTTTTTGAATAAATCCAATCTTCTAAACCTCTTGA